TCAGCAGGTCAATATGAGTTTCTGCCATGCTTTCTGCATGTCCTTGAGGACGCTCAGATCGGGCTTGAGGTAATACCGTGCGGTGGTTTGGATGTCGGAGTGTCCGAGCTGTCGTGCGACCACGCTGATGTCGGTTCCGGCCTTGATCGCCAACGTGCCGAACGTGTGGCGTAGGTTGCGTGGAGGCACGCAGGGCAGGTTCATGCGCCTGCACCAACTGCGGTAGTGGTTCGCCACTTGGTTCGCGTTCAGACTGCCGACCAGTCGGCCGGTCTTTGTGCCGTGGCGTAGTTCCGCCAATCGTTTGACCGCGAACCGTGGCAATGCGACGGTTCGTCGGCTCAGATCGGTCTTCGGTTCGGTGACGGTCTCATGGCCTGCCACCCATTGCACCGACCTTTTCACCGTGACGGTGCCGCGTCGCAAGTCCAAGTCGGCCCATTCGACGCCCACGCTTTCGCAGCGTCGCAATCCGGCGCACACGGACACCAATAGCCATGCTTCGAGCGGATGCCCGTAGAAGCCTTTCAACAGTCTGCGTACTTCCGACGCGGACAGTACTTGCGGCTCGTAGTGCCGTAGTCGTGGCAGGCGTATCTCGCGTCTGGTCACGTCGTTGTCGGTCAAACCGCGTTTGAACGCGAGTCGCAGTATCGAGCGGAACACCGCGTAGGCCTTGCGTGCCGCTCCCGGCTTATCGAAGGAGTCCAACCATGATTCGATGTCCGCCATGCTGATCGAGTCCATGTCCCTTCCGCTCCATTGCGGGAGGATATGGCAGTTCAGGGCGCTTTCGTAGCCTACTTTGGTGCATTCGCGGAGTTTCGAACATGAGGGTTTCCAAACGGTGGTTACGAATGTGTCGAAAAGCATTGGTCCCTTTCCAATTCCGTTGGATAATCCCACACATCGTCATGTTGCCGTTGGGTGGGCGTGTGTGTGGGTTTTCTCATTGTTCCATATCCCTGTTTTCTAGGAGGATGTTTTGACTCAGATTAATTTCGATTTCGGCCATCCAAGCGCCGATGGCGTCGCGGTTTTGGCCGGCGAACTGGTGCATGTGGTGCCGACAGGCCGGTTCAAGGTCGGCAAGCGCATCGTCGTGCGCGACTCTTTCGACGTGCGACTGTCGGAAACCGGCACTGCCACCGTTGATGTTACGCCGACCGACAACACGTTCGCCTACGAGGTGACGGTAGGCGAATCGCCGGACGCCTGGCGTTTCGTCCGATGCGTGCAGGTACCGAATTCGAGCACGCCCGTGGCGTTCGCCGATCTGGTCGATGTGGACGCGAGTACTCTGGCCCCGGCACCCAATTCCGGTGCGGCGCTGACGTATCTGCTGGCGTCCAGCTTGCAGGAGGCGCAGGCTTTGAGCGCCGCGAATCCTGGTCAGATGGTGTTTTACCCGGAGAGTCAGGCTAAGACGGTGGCTTCGCAGATTCTGGATGATATGACCAGTGCTCGCGCGGTGGTGGAGTCGCAGTCGGCTGCGGCTGCTCAGGCGGCTAATGCGGCGCAGGCCTCGGCTGCCGGTGCGCAGGCGGCGAGCGTGCAGGCGGCGGCGGTGGCCGACAGCATCACCGAATCGAAGACGGTCGTGGAATCACATGCGAATGACGCTTTGACGGCGATTGACGAGGCGGTGAAGAGCGTGAAAGATAAGGTGTCCGACGTGTCTGGCGAGGACAGGACGGATACCATGCCGACCGATTCCGCCGATTCCGCCTCCTCTCAGGAGGCGTGACAAATGGTTGTACTGCTCAACGGCGTGAAAGTCGGCCTCCCGTATATGGCCAATAATGGCCAGCCGGTCTTCTGGAACGCGCTTTACGACGGCGTGCAAGTATGGCCGCCAGCCGCCGAAACACTCGTGGACGTGTGGCTCAAACCGGTCGATTTCACCTCTCAGGCGCTCTATGCCGACCATCCGGAAGTCAAGGTGGCCGCTCAGAAGGTTTTCGCCGACGGTCACATCGAAGACGCATCCTTGACGCTTTCCACGGCTGATTCCACCGTGGCGAGCATCAATGCCGGCACGGTGAGCTTCGTTTCCGATTCGTCGAATTTCCTCACCGTCCTCAAACAGGACGCTTTCAACGCCTGCCACGTGTCGATTGCCGAAGGCGGCAAGACGTTGGGTGCCAAGCAGATCCTCGTCCAGCCCGACCAGCCTTCGACGGTTCCGGTCGGCAGCCTGTGGTGCCGCACCGAGAAACTGCACAATGGCCTCAAGTATTACACCGGCGCAGTCGGCGATGATGCGAACGTGATGTGCTTCCTTATCGACCGTATCCGCGAAATATGGCGCAAGGAATGGAATGGTTGGAAGCTTTTGACGGGAAAGGAATTGGAGAATCATGCAGAGGATTAACTTGTATCCGTCACCATTGACGCCATTGGTCAATGATGGGACAGGCGACATCACGCACGGCGATTATGATGTCGCAATCGACAATCTTGAGGCTGGCACTTATGTTTTCGCGGCTGACATTCAAAACAGTGGGACTCAAACCGGCATTAATGTAATGTTGTTCGATTCTGGCTGGAACCCCCTTTTCTCTTCCGACAAGATTGGTCACGTCCAGACGACTTTCACATTCAAAAAGCCAGACCGTGTTCGCATTCGGGCATTCCAGAACGGTGTGACAATCAGCAATGTCATCGTGGAGCGCGCCGACACGTACGCTCTCACTTCGGGGGGGGGCTTCCAAGCTTCTTCACCGCGCAGACCGCACCGTACTAGTCCCGTCAAGGCGGGTGGTCTGCGATGATCGTGCGGAATCCGGCGAAAACCACCAAGACCATCGTGTCGAACGGCAATGCATTCCCCGGCACCGTGGAAGGGCAGACCTACACGGCGACCGAGGACAATCAGCTCTTGCGGTTGTGGGGCAACATCGTCCTTCCACCGCTGACGGGCGGATACATATGTTCGGCTGTCATCGAGGATGTGCAGGGGCGTGTGGAGCCGACGAGCGACGGTGTCACGTTCAGCGGCGGTCTGGCAATCACGGAGAACAAAAGCCTGTGGGCCAAAGGATTGCTCATGGGCTCCGGTGCGAAGGTCCTGCTCGCATGCCGAGGAATCTTCTCGGACGACGATTGGACTGTCCTCCAGGCGGTCGGCGTCAACTGCTTCGACAAGGATACGGCAATCTACTAGCCCTCAGTTTGGGGGTGGCCGCGTGAGGATCAGGAATCTCTACGATCCACCGACCCTGAAGGACCGTGAGGCGGTCAAACCGTGGGCTCCTACTGGTATGACCGCCTCGTCGAAGATCACCGACGAGGGCTGTGAGATAACCGTCACCGGCGAATCGGAACAGGGCTGCTGGCTGAATCCGCCAACACCACGGCCTGATGGACTGGCGAACGTCGTGTGGCAGAAGAAGGACGGCTCGTATCTCATCGGCCTCATCAAGAATATGACTGTGCAGATGCCTGCAGGAGTGATGGTGCTGACCCGCCTGTGTGGTTTCGATGACCGTTCGCTCGTGGACATACTGCAGAACGTCGGATTGCCGCTCGTGTTCGCCGCCACCGACCACCCGTATTAAACCAACCACAGCCCCGCCACGTGCGGGGCTTTCCTGTAAGGAGATGTAATGTGCTGCAAAATTTCCTAGCCGGGTTCGGTGGGGTGGGCGGCGCGTGCGCCCTCATCACGCTCGGACTTAAAGTCTGGCCGGGCGCTTTGGACGCGTTGGCGACCGGACTGTACTCGCACGTGCAACCGGAACGCCTGCCATACGATTCGCCGCTCTCGCAGCATTTCGCCAAAACCAGAATGCTGGGCGAACGTACTGCGAAATTCGATGACCGTATGGACGAGTTGTGCCGCGACACGATCAAAAACACGATCATCAGCCTGATCTACGGCGACCAGTCGCACGACCATTCGGAGGCAGTCCGATACGAGCTCGCCAAACTCGAAAAACTCGACGCGCAATGCTGGATAGTCAACGCCGCCGAAAAATACTTGGAGGACCGGCAATGACGCATCTCATGATCACAGGCATTGATTTCATACCGGTTTTCAAAGCCATCCCATTCCGGGATGGCTTTTCTATTGCCCCTTGACTCGGGGCGGGAAGGAGAGGATGTGAAGATCCTCGACAAAAGCAAGCATAAACACGGACGCCTGCACCGGCGTGTGGGCATGACGCTGACCGCGCTCGTCGCCGCGGTCTCCATGTCGTTCGCCCCGGCGGCGATGGCCGACATGCAGGGCATCGACGTGTCCAACTGGCAGTGCGGCATCGACATCGCCAACACGCAGGCCGACTTCGTTGTCGTCGGCACCACATGGGGAACGGGGCAGGTGTATAACAACTGTCTCGTGTCCGGCGTCAACACGGACGCCAACCGCGTGATCGCCCAAGCGCAGGCATCCGGCAAGAAATTCGGCCTGTATCACTACGCCATGGGAAGCAACCCGGAGGCCGAGGCCCGGTTCTTCTACACGAATACGTCGAACTATTGGCGTCACGGCATCGTGGCGCTCGACTGGGAGATGGACGACAATCCCGCATGGGGCGATTGGGACTGGGTACGCCGATTCATGAATGAGTGCGAACGGCTTTCGGGCGGCGTGCGCCCATTGCTGTACACCGGCCCGGTCGCCGGCACCATCCCGCAGGACATCCGCAACCGGTACGGCCTGTGGATCGCCCAATACGCCAACATGAGCCCGACCGGCTATCAGGCCAACCCGTGGATGATCGGCGCATACGGCGAGGCCATGCGCCAGTACTCCGGCACCGGTGTCGTCAACACGTGGAGTCCCATCGACCTCAACCTGTTCCGCGGCGAGGCATGGCAGTGGGATCTGTACGCCAACCCCACCGGCGGCTCCACGCCCCCGGCCACACCGGCCGCGCCCGTGCAGCCGAACACTCCCCCGGCCAACACCAACACGGGTGGCATCAGCCACGTCATGCAATGGGGAGAAACCATCTGGGGACTCGCCGTCGCCTATGATGCTTGGCCCCTGTCCGCGTGGCATACGCCCAGCGGTGACATCAACCGCTACTACGTGGGCGACGTCGTAACCTACGGCGGCGGCACCGCCCCCGCATCGTCCACCGGGGTCTCCAAGGTCCTCCAATGGGGCGACACCGTGTGGGATTTCGCCACCTCCCACGGCTACAGCGTCTCCCAGTGTTCGGTCCCCAGCGGCAACATCAACGTCTACTACGTGGGCGACACGGTGACCTGCCGCTAACCCAAACCGATGCCGCCACCCGATTATGCGGGTGACGGTATCACCATTATTTTTACGATCGGAGCAAACATGACCGACAATCCAACCGATACACCGGCATCCACCGACATCGTGCCCGACTGGCTCATCCCCAGCCGCGTCTACGACATCCTCAAATGGCTCGGCCTCATCGTCCTGCCCGCACTCGCCCTGTTCGTGGGCACGGTCGGCCCCGCATGGGGCTGGACTCACGTGGACGCGATAGTGACCACGCTCAACGCGCTCGGCATCCTCGCCGGCGCGCTCATCGGCGTCAGCGCCATCAAACAACGCCTCGACCTCGCCGCATGA